CGGCAGCGCCAGCAAATATTCGCTCACAGGCTGACGCAATCCTGCGTGGAGGTCAATAAATGGCAACAGCCGACGAATACGCAGCTTGGATCGTCAAGAATTCCGCAAAACGCGGAACTCCTGAGTTTGACACCGTGGCACAAGCCTACCAGCTTGCCAAGTCAGAAGAAACTACGGCAGTCACGCAACAACAAATTGCACCACCACCAGCACAGCCTAGCATTGGCCAACAAATTGTTGGTGCTGGAGAAACAGCCCTAACATTAGGAACTGGCGCAGTCGGTGGCACGCTTGGCACATTGGCTGGAACCCTACAAGGCTTATCGCAACAAATTCTGTCAGGAAACTTTGGCACACCAGAGGCCATGCGTGCGGTCGAGAAGGCCGCAGCTGAAGGTGCACAAGCGCTCACATATCAACCACGCACCCAAGCTGGCCAAGAGCAGGTGCAGGCTGTTGGTCAGGTATTAGCCAACGTCTTGCCACCAGTCCTGCCTGCAATTGCAGCACCAGGCGCTATTATGCAAGCCGCACGCACAGCAGCCCCAACCGTTGGCGCAGCAGGTCAGATCGCAGGCGCAGCAGGTCGTCGTGCAGCCACCGCAACAGGCCAAGCCATTGCCAAGCCAGTACAGGCGGCCACAACAGCCGTTCGTGAGACTCTTGGTATGGAAGTGGCACCAGCGCCAGCACAAACCGGTGCGCGTGTCTCAGCAGGTGCGGCAGCAACGCCAGAGGCTTTGCGTCGAACCACTACTGCCGAAACCCTGCCGGTTCCAGTCACCCTTACCAAAGGCGCGGCCACCAGAGACGCCCAGCAACTGGCATTTGAAAAAGAACAGATCAAGAGCGATCTTGGTGGCCCACTGCGACAGAGAGCAGAAGAAAACAACCTGCAAGCCTTGCAGAACTTTGACGCATTGGTCGACATGACAGATGCCCAGCTCATGGACTTGTCCAGCACAGGAGGCGCGGTCGTTAAGTCTTTGACAGAAGGTCTAACAGCAGCCAAGAACAAGACTCGCGCAGCCTACAAAGCAGCCGAGAAAGCAGGTGAGCTGGAGAACAGTGTTACCCTCAAAACTGTGGTGGACTACATCAACGAGAACATCCCAGAAGGTGACTTGGCCCCGATACTCAAGGCAGCACAACAGAAAGCCATTGCAATCGGTGCGGCAGTACCAGACGCAGACGGAAGGCTTGTGGCACAGCCCATCACCTTGCGCCAAGCAGAAAGCCTGCGCCAGACGTTTCAGCGTGCTGGGTTTGAAGGTGCAGATCAGTTCCACGGTGGAAGCCTAAAACGAGCATTTGATGTTGAGACAGAAGGCCTTGGTGGTGATCTCTACAAAAAAGCTCGACAAATTCGTCTTGATCAAGCACGTAAGTTTGAAAATCGCGCCATTGTTGCTCGACTTATCAAAAACCGCAAAGGCATGGAAGACCCGCAGGTCGCAGCCGATCAGGTTTTCCGTAAGTCAATCCTAAACTCTTCACCAGAAGAAATCACGTTTTTGAAGCGTGTTCTTTTGACCAGCGGAAACGATGGACAGCAAGCCTTCAAAGAATTGCAAGGAGCCACAGTTCGACATTTGCGTGACGAGGCTACCAAGGGCATGGGAATGGACTCACAAGACCGTCCTTTAATCTCGCCAGCCAAGTTGCATCAGTCTGTTCAAGCACTTGATGCCAATGGCCGACTCGATGTCATTCTTGGCAAGAAAAACGCACAGATAGTGCGTGACCTTGATGATGTCGTGCGCTATGTCACCACAGTGCCGCCAGGCACACTGGTGAACAGTTCAGGCACAGCAGGAACTCTTTTGGCAGCAATGGCAGAAGCTGGAGCCACAGGCGCACTTACAGGCCTGCCGTTGCCAGTGGCATCCGGCCTGCGCCAGATCATTAAAATGCGCCAGGAAGGGCGCACCAAAGCAAAAATCAATGAGGCACTTAATGCATTGCCATCAGTTCAGCCTTGAGCGACAATTCAACCAGGAGAACCAATAAATGTCCGCACTTTCAGTTCAACCACCATATCCAATTTTTACAGACATTGATGGCCAACCTCTTGAGGATGGTTATATCTGGATTGGATCAGCAAACCTTGATCCACAAACAAACCCAATAAACGTCTATTGGGATGCAGCACTGACTATTCTTGCTCCTCAGCCAATCCGCACGCTGGCTGGTTATCCTTCACGGAGTGGAACTCCTGCTCGTATGTATGTAAATAGCGACTACAGCATTCGCGTGATGAACCGCAATGGCAGCATTGTTTACAGCGCCACAAGTCAGACGGAGCGCATTGAAGCATCAATCGTCAGCATCACTGACCCAGGCAACTACTATTCCAGCGACAACGTGAATGGTGCTTTGCAAGAAGCTGGTTCTGGAAAGATTCGTGGCAATCCCACCCAGCAGCATTTCAGTATCGGAGCAATCCCTCGTTGCACTGCTGGCGTATTCAGCCTATTAAATGATGCAGGCCATGAGCCAATGAATGTGACCAGCGTCACTCAGCCTGATGCTTTTAATATCCGAATCAACTACGTCCAAACAGCATCAAAGATCAACAGCCTTGTTGTTGGTGTTGATGACGCACTTGCGCCTTATGGCGTTATTTGTGGTGGTGATGTTGGAACAGCTTATGCCAACATTTTGGCGTTTGCACCATTTAGTTTTTATGCCGATCACAATACTCCAAACCCATTTGTTGTATTGAATTCATTGTGGCAACCATCATTGGGCACAGGAATCGTTGCCACAAAACCAGATGCTGCAACCCTTCGTGTTGTTCATACAGCCGCTGTCAACAACGACCCTGTTGTTGTTTCTATGGTTGCTGGATCGAGACTTGTGACACCTGTTGTCAGTTTCAGCAACAGCCAAATCGACATCATTATGCATGGCGATGCCAGTGGTTATATTGCATACGATGGCGCAGCATGGGATCAATCATTCAGCAATAACATCACCAAGCCTTCAATGACTTGGACAGCTGGAAACAACCTGAGAATTGACCACGCAATTGCAAACACTCAAGATCGAGTCCCAGTGGTTACTGGACATGGCGGTGTTTATATTGCACAGATCATCAACATCGGTTCTACGTATTTTGAAGTTGCGTTCTACGATTTTGCTGGTACGAAAATTACAGTACCAAATACATCAATGCAAATTTGGTATCGTCGCAATTTGTTGGTCCCATCTGTGTGGCCAGACTCCACAATCGTCAGTGTCAAGCGCGGTCTCTGCCAAGTCCCATCTGCGAACTTCAGCGGTGTAGCAGGAAATAACCTCTGGGTTACAGGCGACATGAAAATCTAAAGCAGATAAACATGACTTCTTTCAACGTCAACTTTACAAGCGGTGTGCTTGACCCAAGAATTAATTTTTCAAGGGCAGGCAACACCGCGACCGTCATAAATTCAAGCGGATTTGTGGCCCCAGTCAATGCGAATATTGCAAGGTTTGACTACGACCCTGTAACGCTTAATTGCAAAGGTCTATTGATTGAAGAATCACGACAAAACTTGTTCACATATTCTGCCGATCTGACAGATGCAAGTTGGGATTTCACAGGTACTGCAAGAACTGCAAATGCTGGAGTTGCACCTGACAACACCAACACCGCAACACGAGTGCAATTTTCTGCAAACTCATTTTTATTTAAAAATGGAGTTCCTGCTGCTGGAACTAATTTTACAATTTCAGTTTGGGTGAAATCATATAGTGGCACAGCTCAAACAATCCGTTTGTTCGGAAACGGTGTAACCACACTCAGCTCGAACATTTCGGTCAACGCCTCATGGCAGCGCGTGACTTTTACCTTTACTTTTTCAGCTGCAACTTCTGGCTTTACAACCGCATCAGGTCAGACTGCTGATGTGTTGATGTGGGGTGCTCAACTCGAAGCGGGATCATTTGCCACCAGCTACATCCCCACCACCAGCGCAGCAGTCACACGCAATGCTGATGTGGCCACCATTACAGGCAGCAATTTCAGCGACTTTTGGCAAGCCAACAAAGGTGGCACAACGGCCCAGGTCATCCCTTCCACCGTGTCCGGAATCAGTCCTCTTGTGCAGTACGACGATGGAACGGCAAACGAAATCATTGCTCTGCGTGGCAACACCACAAACCCTGAGCTCTACATAGTCGACGGAGGAGCGACACAGGCCCAGCTCGACGCTGGCACCATTGTGGCCAATACCGCCTACAGCTTAACCGGCTGGTGGGAAACCAACGACTGCAAAGCACGACAGGACTCTGGGGCAGTCGTAACAGACACCACAGCCACAATCCCCACAGTTACACAGGCAAGACTTGGCAGCGATGGCACAAACTATCTGAACGGCCATCTCGCCACAGTCACCTATTACGACACGTTCTTTGGTCAACCAATTTATACTCGACGCAAGAACAAGGTCGTTTCTTCACTTCTTTGAAAGGTAAGCATCATGTCAACCAACTCACAAATTGCATTCGCGCCTCTTGGCGAAACTATCGTTGTAGCCGCAGCCGCAGCTGCACCAGCTGGTATCCAAGCGCCAGTGCTGACAAAATTTGACGCACAGAGCACAGGCCAGTATCGCTTTGTGAATGCAGGCACAAACATTGTGTTTATTGGAACTGGTGCAAGCGCAGCAGAAGCCACGGCCAATGCAGTCGCACCCATTGCTGGCAATCCATCACCAGCCATTGTGATGTTGCCAGGCGCTGTTGAAATCTTGCGCTTCAACAAAGACACATGGTTTAGTGGTTTGGCCGCAGCAGCCAACACCGTCTACATCACGCCAGGCCAAGGCCTCTAATGTTGGAGACTGATGTTATGGCAGTAGAAGGAAACGAGATCGACCTTGTCAAGTATGGCGTGCTCTGGCAGAAAGTTCAGGACATGGACAAGAAAGTCGACAAGATGGAGCGAAATGTTGAGGAACTGCTGGCGCTGGCCAACAAAGGTCGTGGAGGCCTTTGGTTTGGCATGTCCGTAGTCTCTGGCGCTTCCGCTGTAATTGGATACTTCATCAGTTACTGGAAGCACTGAAATGACTGAGCAGATCATGCAGATGGTTCGAGAAAACCCAAGGACAATAAAAGACATGTCTGATGCCTTGGGTATCTCAAAGCAAGAAGTCCTTGTGCATCTGTCTGATCTTCCTGTTGAGGCAGTTCGTACTGTCAGTCATGGCGGTCGTGGTCGTCCTGTGGTGGTCATTCACTACATTGCTAAATAAGAGGCCACATGTACAAACTCGGTGCCAGGTCAAAACAGAAACTCAAAGGAGTGCATGATGACTTGGTAAAAGTCGTCGATCGTGCTATCGAGATCACCACTGTTGACTTCACAGTCTTAGAAGGACTTCGCACTCCTGATCGCCAGAAAACTCTCATGGAGGTTGGAGCAAGTCAAACCCTTAACTCACGCCATATCACTGGACATGCGGTCGATCTTGGGGCTTGGGTTGAGGATGAGGTTCGATGGGACTGGCCACTGTATTACAAGATTGCAGCAGCCATGAAAGACGCATCAAAGCAAGTCAATGTTCCCATCGAATGGGGCGGAGACTGGACTACATTTAAAGACGGACCACACTTTCAACTTCCAAGGAAAACACATCCATGAACGCAACTATTATTCAAGCCCTTGTACGCCACATTCTTACGGCTTTGGCTGGCGGATTCGCTGTCAGATACGGCATAGATGGTGGAACCATTGACGCTGTTGTTGGCGGTGCGTCTGCTCTTGCAGGCATTGGATGGTCGATCTACGACAAACGAAAAGCCATGTAAACAAATAAGGCCAGCCATAGCAGGCCAAGAACTGCGATCAGCAACCAGTGTGCAAAGCGCTTGAGAAGGCGCTTATAGATCGATGGTGTAGAAGCACGAGCAATGCGCACAGGGCAATCACGGCCCTGAGTGCAATTGCCGTACTCGTCACAGCAGTTCATGTGTTCTTCTCCTTAAGTTGAAATTCAACTACATCAATCAACTCACGCAAGTGATGTGGCTCTGGGTTGGGGTCAGTCATGCAAATCAATCCCTCTTTATGCTCATCCGTCAGCCCTACCCATGTGCGCTGTGATGGGGTGGCGTAGAGCGGAATTGAGTAACGAGTTTCGTAATCGGGATAGTTATGCCTATCACTGGCAGTCGTAACCCTTTGCCCATCTTGGCGCATCCACGCCACAGGCTCATCCTTCGCTTCTTGCTGTGGCACTGCTTTCTCAAGTGGCCCAATGTCTCGTTCGTATTTAGCAACCCACATTTCACTGCGGCGTTTTTCCTTTTCGTACATGTCCTTCCAGTCAATCTCATCCTTCGCTTCTAGTGCGGCTTTAATGGCGGTGATGGCTCCCCCATGCAATTCATAGCCATCAGTTGATATTCCAGTTTCTTCAAACCGCTGGCGCTGTCTGCGTTCAACCAATGATCGATATAGCTTTTCATCCGCTTTTGCCATATCGCTATAAGTGTCTATGTCGTCAATGATGTTCCAGAGTTTTTCCAACGCCTCCAATGCAAGGCGTAATGCTTCGTCTTTAGTCATGACGACCACCATGCGACCAGCAATGCGGCCAAGCCAGCGCCAATTGCAAATGCCAGCACATAGCCTGCCACGCGCTCCCAAAGCGGCTCTGTGAGGCCATAGCCCTGCACCCAAGTGCAGTCTGCAAAGTTACGTGGGGTTTGAAAGTTTGAGTTTTTCACGATCAGCTCCTTGCTGGTTGGTTAATGTGGTCACATCTTACCACGAAGTCCCACAATCAATGCAACTAGGGATAAACCCTAGATCGATGTGATCTCCACATCATGCGGCCTGCGCTTGCCATCGAGCAGGTCATGCAGTCGTTTTTCGGTCAGTCGGTGGCATCGAATCATTACCCGAGCAGGCAACACTTCCAGAAGGTCGGCATAGTCGTGCAGAAGGGCGCGTACAGCCTGAATTCCAGCCCCATCCATACGAATGGTGCCACCGGCCATGTTTCGCTTGCCAGCGACCGCCAAAGCGGTAATGGCATCCATCAGCAGACCACCAGAATCCTCGCAGACCTTCATGTCGAGCACCAGCGTCTCCATGAGGTTGACCGCATCGGAAACCACACGCCAGTCGTCCGTGGTGGGCACTGGCGCTGTCTCCATAGCATTCAGGCCACCATACATCATGGTGAGCTGGTGCGTGCGATGCGCAGCAGGCAATGGCTCAGTTGGACTGGCCATCATCTCGTCCATGATGGTGTAGTACTTCCTCCGCTGCTGGCGCTTCTTTTTCACGCAAGCACCCCAGCATTCTTGATGCCAACAAGCATTGGGTGAGGCCTTGGCAAATCCATGCCGATCGGTCTCCACATGTGCAAGCAGTTTGGGTGGTTGTTGACCCACTCGCTCTTTGGTGGATGGTACTGAATGACGCAGTCATCATCATCCCAAAACATCTCTTTGACCTGGCACATCTCATCCCAAGTTGGGCATCGATCGCGTCGAGAGACGCTGACATGCTCCCAGCCTGCGCCATCAGTGGCCAGAATCAGCAACTTCTGCTGGTGCTTCAAAGGCACGATGAACATGCCATTGTTGCCAAATGATTCGTCGCTGGCCATCTTGCCTTCACGAACACGGTATTTTTCAGGAATCTTGAACATCAGTAACCTCTCCACATGCGAACATCCACCAGCCACAGCGACAAAAAGAACTCTCCATTGGCAAAACCAATGCCAAACACTGGCCACTTATGCATCAGCGTCTCAATGCTGATGTGAATCTGCTTCTTCATAATTTGGTCTCCTGTGCTTGCTGGCGCTCCATCTCCATCTTGACGCAGTGCAGAATCTGCGCGGCCAGAGTGCGCGTGTTGCGCTCGGCCATCTTGCGAAGCTCACGCTCGATGTCGGCAGGAAGCCTGATCGTCATGTAGCGATCTTTGATTTTTGCAGTGGCCATCAATCAGTCCCTCCAGCATTGGTGATCGCATCCTCGAACATGTCAACAGTGGCAGGGCCACCGGCCAGCTCGATCGGCACGCCATTGGTCAGCAAGTTAACCAAGTCGTCTTGGCCAGCCACCTCGATGTCGAATTGAGTCTGGGCAGCATGGCGAATTGCTTGTGCCTGGTTGCCAGCGCGAATCAGGCGATGGCGATTGGTCTCCACATCGGTGACCACATAAATGCGTGTGCTCATGATTAAGCCTTCCAAGTGATGGCTTTAACAGCCCACATCTGTGCGGTCTGTGCCTCAGTGATCGCCACGCTACACATGCGCTTGACCTCTTGGTTGTCGGTTGCGTTGCGTAAGTCGTTCATTTGGTTGATGAGGATGGCAAATCCAGCCTTGCAACCGGTCACTGCGTCATCATTGCTAGGGTTAAAAGTAATGCCGACAGCTTTCTCGCCATAGGTCAATTCATGTTTCATTTGGATTTCCTTTATGTTGGTTAAAAAAGGCCTGAAGTTTGCCCTTGGCATCATCAGCACCTTTTCCCACTATACAACAGAATCTCACACTTTCAAGATAGGCAATCCAGTCTTTCTGCTCGGCACTCAGGCTGCCACCCTTGCTGCGCTTCATCTCCACCCAAAGACCCCAGGCAGGGATGAACAGATCAGGAACGCCACTGCTCACGCCTTCAGCCTTCAAGCGGCCAGCAGTGGCCGGACTGCGAGCGCCACCATTGGGAATGGCAAAGATGCGCACGCCTGGCCAAGTCTGGCGAAACCAGCGCACCAGCTCGCGCTGCTCCTCATGCTCGGTGGGGATACGGCCTAGAACGGACATTCGGCCTCCCACTTAGGGCAGGCATCCACCTCGGCAGCGAACTCGGCTGGCGGTGTCATGAAGAACTCGGTGCACAGGCCATCTGTGCCGTACATCTCGCAGGTGTGGCAGCACTTCGGTGGACCGGCCTTGATCCACTCGCGGTAGTCAACCAAGAATTGTGGCTCTGGTGGTCGGCTCATTTCAGACCCCTTTGCATCAGCTTCACCCAGCACCGAGCGCAATGCCACTTGGTGCGCACCGTGACACCACCAAGCGGATCAGCCTCACGACTGCATACATCACAAACCTTGAGTTTGTGCATTCGATTCATTTGTTCTTCAACTGTCATTCCCAGCTCCTTTTCATTACCCTAAAAAACTTTCCGTCCTTGCGATACTCGATCCACTCTGGTGGCGTGGCCATGTTCATGTTCTGCACCATGTCCTCCAGCGTCTTCACATTCAGACCACCAGGCACAATGCTGGCGCTGTTGGCAATACTCAGCAGCTGGCTCATTGCACGCTGGCCTGCATAACCTTCATGCATGATCGGCAAATACTCGGTGATTGGCGTATCGCTCAGGCCACCGTAGTAAGTCACGGCCAGCATCTCGATGCCAGAGGCCTTGCTGATGTGCTTGCGCCATGTCCAGCTCGTCACCTCCAGCTCTTGGCCATCCAGACCCATGATGTCGTCATTTCGCAACACCATCGATTTTTTTACTGGCTCAGGAAACTGCTCACCGCATGAAGGGCAAAGCATCACCGAGATGTGCACCAGCTCCCCACAGTGATCGCACACCTTGACTGGTGCCTCGCCATTGCCATCGCCACCCTTCTTGGGGGGCTGCACATTGGTAATCGGGCCATGCGACTCGACCACACCGGCAAAGTCGAGCACCAGGCAATGATCGGTGTGGCTCTTGACCCTCATGCCACGGCCTGCCATCTGGACATAAAGGCTGGCGCTCATGGTCGGGCGCAACATCACCACCAGATCGATGTCTGGGTAGTCAAATCCAGTCGTCAACACATTGGCATTGGTGAGCGCACGCACACGGCCAGCCTTGAAGTCAGCCAGCATGCGCTCGCGCTCTTTCTTTGGTGTCTCACCAGTCACGCACTCAGCGGTCACACCACGTTGGCGCAGGACTTCGGCCACATGCTCGGCATGCCTCACGCCAGCACAGAAAAACAGCCATGCCTTGCGCTCACCGGCCAATCCCATGACCTCATGTACCACAGCCTGATTCTTGTCGTCTGTATCCACAGCGGCCTGCAACTCGGACTCAATGAACTCGCCTCCGCGCTTCTTCACGCCACTCACATCCAGCTTGGCCTTGGTGACTTTGGAGCGCAGAGTGGCCAAATAACCCTTGAACACCAGCTCCTCGATGCTGACAGGCGTGAGCAGATCGTCAAACAGCGCAGGCTTGTCGGTTATCAGGCCATGCCCCAAGCGGTAAGGCGTGGCAGTCAGGCCAATCACGCGTAGGTGCGGATTGATGGCCTTCAACTCGCCAAGCAACTTGCGATAGCCACCCTCGTCCTTGTGGTTGACCAAGTGGCACTCGTCGATGATCACCAGATCGATGTGGCCAAGCTCACGCGCCTTGGTGCGCACCGACTGGATGCCAGCGAAGGTGATCGGCTCGCTCAAGTCTTTCTGGCCAATGCTGGCGCTGTAGATGCCCATCGGTGCACCAGGCCAATGCTGGCGCATCTTCTCGGCATTCTGCTCGATCAGCTCCTTGACATGGGTCAGCATGAGCACCCGAGTCTCTGGCCAGTTCTGCAAGGCATCCTTGCACAGCGCAGCCACAATGTGCGACTTGCCTGAGCCAGTCGGCAGGACCAGGCATGGGTTGCCAGCATTGCCAGCCTCAAACCATCGGTACAGCTCGTCGATGGTGCGCTGTTGGTAGTCACGGAGCATTTAAAAGTCTCCAGACTGTTGCTGCCACTTTTGGAACTTGTCCGTTGCCAATGGCTTTAAGTCGGTCCACTCTTGCGGCCACCCCATCAGCCACTCGACCCACGTTGGGTTCAGAGGCCCACCAGCCTGTGCCGCTAGGGGGATTTCGTTCCTCTTGTACTCCGATGGATTTCCACCGTCTTTGTGCATTCTGGCCACCGGTGTTGGCCACAGCCTTGGATTGTTCACTTGGTCCACCAATCTGATCTGGATGGGCTGGCCATTCTTTCGATGATTCTGGCCTTGTTTGAGTAGGCCAGAGGTGGGCCGCCGCC